ATGAGAAAGATGGTTTTAAGATAACTGTCAATCAAATGACTTCTTTGCTAACCAGTGAAGGTGAAGCTTATGTCCTAGCTTATACATTTACGTTTCCGTCAAATTCATTAACATATGCCCAGTACTGTGGAATACCTAATTTATCACCACCAAGTGTTGCCACAATACCGCATTCTAATGTGCTAGGACCTTTGCTATCTCAAACTGGTTTGAGTGTTTTACCAACATCATGGATCCGACTTGGCTTTACACGTAGACTACCTATGGCAGTAACTTCCTCAAATGACATCGCACCAACGTTTAATGATTCAGTTGATATTAGAGAATATTTTGAGGATTTAGCCCAAGAGGCACCATCACCAACCTCCATTCTTCAATTTTCCCTTGTAGATCCTGAATCAAAATCGACGGTTGCTGTTGTTCGTTATTTACCAACCCGAGGTTGTTTTGTCATTTCTAGTTTAATGCCCAGTTACTATAAACGATCACTTGTAGACACATCAACATTATTATTCAATGAAGTTGGTTTTGTCAACAGTTCGTCTGATTTGTTACCTACTGACTTAAGCACTTGGGCCAACCGTGCCACTGCTCAATATTCACAGAAATTGGATGATGCAACTGCACAATTTTCTATGCAATTGCAACATTCTAATTCTGAGACTATTGCCCATGCCATGGTTGCTGCCGGTCTAGATGCTTTTGCCTCTGGTGCCATATCGACTGCTGAGGACTTACCAGCTTTTATGAATTTTGATGATGATTCGTTCACCGGTGGATCGCATAGTGTTACTTCATCGCCAATTTACAACCCTGGTGACTTTGAGCAATATTGGAACGATGTCTGTCCAAGTTATAATAGATACGAATATCTATCAGAAGCTACGACTGGAAATGGACCAGGTTGGTCCTACTTTGATAATGAAACTGCATCAGATTATGGCGGAGAAATGGCTAGTCAAGTTCATGCTGAGGAAACATCTCCAGAGCCCTTACCAACAGAAGATACGCATAGTGAACCATCGCTTGAAGATTCCATCACTGCTAATAAGATGGAAAATCTTGTTAATGATCAGGATTTGTCGTTATCGGACAATGCTAACAATTCTGTAGGCCCACCGCGGTATCCTTTCGGTGGAACTTCTTCTTTTAAGTTCCAACTACCTGAAATGGATAATTTCATGAAGAAACAAATGAAGATGGC